TGCGTACTCCATCCCGATGTTGATCTCGGTGGTGACACTGAGCGTTGTCGTCGACCAAGAGTTTTTAGATAGGGAGTTGGGGTTGCCCGCCGCGCCTAGATAGAAGCTGGCTGGCAGAGGCTCTGCCGCGGGCGTAACCGCGGGCTGCCCGCTCGACACGTTCTTCGGGATAAGGATCGCCGTGGCGGTGTTCTCCACAGGGTCGATCTTGAGATCACGGACAATCAGCGACCGCCACCAATCGTTGACGTCATTAGCGTCCCCGGTGAAATTGACGATGGTGCCAACAGGCATCTCAGTCGCAGCGTCAAAAGTGACACCGGGGTCTCCACCCCACGTCAAGTTTGCCGTCAGAGTCATGACGACATACTTTGGTGCTACGAACTCGACTGCGCCGGGGCCTACCCGAGAGTAGCCGCGTATGCGCGTGTAGGTGCCACGCTGATTGACATAGTAGTTATGGAGTTGGAGCGCTTCACCGGGGTCAGTGGACAGCGGCGCGGAAGACAGGTTCAACCCGCCTCGCATAACAGCCTGCGCAATCCTCGTCTGCCTCATGTTCGTTATCCAAGAAACGGACTGGTTTTGAACGACATCTCCTGCACAGCTTCTCGTTCGAGGCGGTGCAAGGCTCTGGCGTATTGGCGTTCCGCCATCTTGTTGATTGCGGAGTCCTCGTCGTAGAACGAGTACAGCTCAAGCGCTTTGTAAACAATGGTCATGCGATGAGGTTCGGGGATGACGGGTTCATCTGTGTCCTCCACCATCTCGTCGTAATCGCAGTAATAGGAAAATTTGAAGGGGTAGTCTTTATCAGGCTGCCGGTTCAGCTCCCAAATCGCCGTGGTCTGCGCTCGACCGCGGGGGAACTCATGGAGGATCGACGGTTTGCCTTGATAGTCCGCGCTAATCACTGTCGCTTTGTGAGTGTCGCTGGTATTCCGTAACGAGTGCATGTACGTCAGCTCACTCCACTGAATTTCTACAGCGGGGTCAATCTGCGGTTCTGCTATCCAGACTCGATGCATCTTGCGGTAGTCCAGAGCCCCGAAGTCGTCGGGCAACAGGAACTTGATGCCGGTTGTTAACGTCTGGTCATAGGCGGTTTCCCGCCAGTGGAAATCCCAGTTGGTGTGTACCTGCTGGACTTCGAGATATGCCTGTCTGACATACTCGATAATTCGGGCTTGCATGCCCGCTTGATTCTCAACTGAAGAAGGGGCCGTGCCAGTCAACCCGGCGAGAACCCAAGTCTTTCCGACTAGCTCGATGAAGTTCATCACGACCCCCTAGAGAGATTAAGCGACCAAGCTAAAAGGGAAGCGGTGAACCTTGCGTGGGCTAAGGCTACCGTCTTTCTCCTGCTTGAAGATGGTCTGCTTTGCATCATCGAGAGCGAAGTAGACCGACTCGGGTACGCTGACATCTTCGTCTCGTTTAATCAGATATCCCACGCCGTTGACGCCGACGTATACGTCATCCTTACCTCCGATCGCTTCAGTGGAGGGGATGCGGAGCTTCACGCGCTTCTGCGCCCGCTGCTCGCTGTGTGCCGCGCTCACAGATTTCATGGCTGCGGGCTTGCGGGTGTTGGTGTAAGTGACGCCGTCCAACTCTTCCGCTTTGGCAATGATCTCGTCTTTAGTGCTGCCTGATAGATCAACGCCGTGGGTGTCCTTCATGTAGGCGACCCATTCGCCTTTGCTTTGAGAAGCCGTCATATTCGCCATGTGAGAGTTCTCCTAGAAAATAAAAAGGGGCCGCTAGGGCCCCAAAGAAAAGGTACAACGAGAGCGGTCAGATCTCGGTCGCACCTGACTCGATGCGAGTCATCCATGAATCGTTCAAGATTTTGGATACGTGCCATGTCTTCCACGCCACGGTGCCGCGCTGACCCAGAGGATCGCCGCCACGAGGCGTGTTCGGGTTAAGGATCATCGGCTTGATAGCCTCCTTACCCTTCAGAGGCACAGTGCCCCACGCTTCCTGACCCATCACAACAGTCTGGTAGACATCCGCGTCGGTGCCAGATGTGGAGAGCATGGTTGAGGTAGCGCCGCCTGCGTCAGCGACGGGGGCAAACAACGGAGACAACACAAAACGGATGTTCTCTACGGTGCCTGACTCATACTCGCACAGCGGGTTGCGTGAGCCGTATTCAGCCAACGGGGTGAAGCCGGTAACTTCACGAAGATCAGCTTCGATGTCCGTGTGGCCGAAGGCGACGTAGCCCGCTTCCACTGGACGCGTTGCGATCTTCACTGACCCGTCAAGAATCTTGGTCAGTGCTTTGGCGCGATTTGATCGAAGCGAGCGTACCGCAAGGCGGATAGCGTTCAGATCAATCGGGTCGTTAACCGCGCCGCGGTTAGCTGCGCCGTTAGCGTAGATCACGTTGGTGCCTGCGGTCAGTACACCCCAGTTCAACAGCTCCTTGGTCTCCGCGGCTTGCTCTCCGCACAGCATGGACATGTCGTTGAGGACTGGGTCCTCGTGGGTGTCTGCAATCACGTCAGTGAGTTCGCAGTATGCGCCGTACTGAGCGAGAGACGCTTCCACGTCCTCATACGACATCTGCTGACTAGAAGGCGTAACACCTTCACTCAGCGGGGTAGTGGCCACAGCAAAAGGTACCGGGCGACGGAACTTGATCGTCTGGCCTTTGTTCTGGGGCATGGGTCGCGCTTGCGCGAATTTCTCCAACACGAGAATCGGTTCAGCGTGTTGAAGCATTTTGACAGCGGCGAATACGCCGACTCGGGGTGATACATCACCGTAAGCAGTAATAGGCATGATGGCCTCCTATGCAGAGCATTGTTAAATCAGACACGGTTTGCGTTTACTTGCTCTGCCCAGTAGTCAAAAGCTGCCTCTTCGTCATCGGGAACCCCCGCCGCAACCCGAGTGGTGGATGTGCGGGGCAATGATTCATTGGCGTCAGCCGTTCGACGTACTCGGGGCTGGGGTGCTGCTGGAGCGTTCGCAGCGACTTGGCTAGCGGAGCTTGGCATTTTCATGCCTACAGCCGTCTTATAGATATCTAACAGCGCAATGTTATCGGCTGCGACCGAAGAGCCCGCCAGCGCTTGTACGCCTTCAGACTGACTATCGACCCAGTTCCAAAATTCTTGGCTGTTTTGAATGCTATCGTAATCGGGATGCACAGAAGCCAGAGTGGCAAGTTCACTCTGCATGGCTTGCTGGTACTCACGCTGTTGCAGGGCTTCAATCGGCTGAGCCACCTGTTGCAACTGCTGATTAACTTGAGAGAACTGGCTCTCCCACCGCTCATTAAGCTGCTTCATCTGCTCACGATGGACCAGATTCATCGCCGCGAACACGTCGGGGAAGTCTTCAGCGAATTGCTTTAGATCAACGTCAGAATCAGGGTTGACTGCGTCTTCCAGTGATTCGACGGGGGCTTGTGCGGGAGCAGCCTGAGCAGCGCCCTGCTGCTTGAGTCGCTCTAATTCCGCCTGTGCCTCTTCTAGCTCGCGTTTGGCTTCGTTCGTCTGACGGGCCAAGGCTGACTGGCGATTGCGGTGGCTATGGTTCTCATACTCCACTCGCGCCAATCGTTGCTTCAGCTCTTCATACGACTCTGCCGTATCATCCTGCGAGGTGTTTCCCGCAGTTGCTTCGCTAGTTTGATCTTGGTGCGCACTCGGGTCGCCGGTGGCATGGGATTCACTTTGCTCGTCGCTTGAGTTATCGGTGTCTTGATCGCCTGTCTCCAACGAGTTGTCAGTAGCTTCCGCTCCCGACTTCTCGCCAGATCCACCGGCGTCACCGCTCAGTTGATTGGCAAATTCCTCGAACGCTGCGTCTTCCAACGCGGCGTCGTCCATGTCTTGGGCTTCCTGTTGTGCTAGCTCATCCTGTGTAGACATACGCGTACACGGCTCCTATTAAGGGTAGACCGGATCAGATTTCGGTCATGTATCTCCCCACTCGGCGTCAACTTTCGAGACCGTCGAGGGGAGTCTCAGCAAGGCGTCATACGCCTCGATTTGTCCTCGGATACGCTCCACTCGTTCAAGATCGCATCCGAGTAATTCTTTTAGGGCAGATTCTCGCTTACGCTCGATCCACCGTTTCACATCTTCCCATTCAGGCGTCATTCGGCGTTGTCCACACCGTAAATCGACTCAGGCCCTTGGGTTTGGGCGACCGTCAGCTCAGTTTCGAACTTCGACTTATCGAGGTTCATCTTCCACCGGGCTTTCTTCAGGTCGGCCAGAATCTTCTGATAGCTAATGTTGTTGGCTTGACTCAGGCGCAGCGCCTCCATCTCAAGCTCTCGATCCGCACGGGCGTTATCGAGCAGCGCCAGATCGCGTCGGAGCTGACGGTTCGCCTCGTTCTGCGAGTTCTCGTTCTCGGCCTTCATCTGCTCGAGCTGAGCCGTCAGGTCATGGCGCAACTGAATCTGCTCAGTGCGCATCTGCTCGACGGTGATCTGCGTATCCTGCGGCTGCTCTTGCTGCGCCATCTGCTGCTGTTCTGCGGCGATCTCTTCATCCGTCTTAACCAGCTCATCGGGAGCAATGTGCATCGCCTGAACGATTTTGCGCAGTGTCGCGTTGCCTTTGATGGCGTCTGCCAGCACCGGGTGTGCTGCGTACTTGTCGAGAATAGCCATGAGGTTGAGCGCCTGCTGCTCTCTCAGCAACAGTGCGCTGGTGCCACGGGCGTGAACCTCGTAGTCACCTTTGATCTCCTCGTCGTCGTTGTACTGCATGTTCCAGTGATAGAAGCGCGTCACAATCGGTTTCGAGATGCGGTCGTCCCAATCCCGAACCTGCCGACGGCGGTCAGTGTTACTGGAGTTCATGAGCATGGCCATGCCACCCATGGTGTTGGGTGCCTGACCTTGACCTTGCCCGACCATTGGCGGCAGCCCGGCAGTCTCCGTGAGGAACTGCTTCGCCATGTTCAGGATGTTGCCGATCTCGTTCTGCACCGACGGGAACTCATGCACAGCGAAGACGCTGCGAACATCGGCTACGGTCTCATCCGCCCACCAGAACTTCCACGGGCTGAGTGTGGGGTCCCCGTCCGCGGCCTCAATGGCGCTGCGTTTAGCGACCACCTGCGGCCCGGCAGACTTGCTGGCGTTATCCAGCATCATGCGCCACGCGGTGTTCATGATGCGCTGCTCATTGCGGCACATCCACGGGACACCGTAGCCGAAGATGCAGAAGTCATCCCGCTGGAAGTTCCACACCGAGTAAACACTGTCTTCCGAATCCAGTGGATGCAGTGCTACTTTAAGTACCTTGTTGTCACAGAACACCACAACCCCGTCCATCTCTTGCATGGGGTCTTCGGGGTCCAGCTTGACGCCTGCTTCAATCAGCGCCTCTTTCGAGATCGGCCCGTGGTAGGTCCAGACTTCGTAGCGGTTGTCTTCTGTCGGGTTAACAACAGAACCTGACAGTCGACGCAGCTCATCGACGTGTTGCGCGGCGACCACCCGGGTGCTGCGCGGCTCACGCTTCAGGATCTCCTGTACGTTCTTGACGATGTAGCTCTTGGTGCGCGTCAGTTGCCGCATCTGCCGCCGGGTCAGGTGGCTGCGCTCGAACTGGAACTCGGCGTCTTCATGATCCGCAGCCGACATGTCGGGGTAGTAGTCCCAAGGAGCAACAGCGCGTACCGCTGGCCGCTTCTTGGTCGTCATGTCGAGGATCATCTCAGTGGTGCCGTCCTCGCGCTCGGTCTTCTGGAACCGGCGAGTTGGTCGGTTAACCACCTCGGGCCCAGCCAAGATCGCGGTACCGAACACCGTGGCCCAGTGCAGCGCTTTGCGACACTCGCCTTGGTAGTCACTCTCTACGAACTGGTCGTGGATAGTCCGCTCCATCTTCTGTGCCCGCTCAGTCGCGATCATCCGCGCCTCAGCGGCCAAGTCGGCCTTGGTGATGGGCTGGTTGTTCTGATCCACCAGTTGCGCCCCGGTCTGCGGGTCAACCGCGGGCTCGGTGTCGTACAAGTCCTGA